CAAGAATTTTTTTTATCTTTTTAAAAATAAAAAAAGGTGAAAGGATTTTCCCCTCTCACCTTCTCTTTATACATCTATTGACTTAATATGTCAAGAGTTATTTTATGCTTGCCCAAACTTTTTTTACATCTGCCTTCTGAGCAGCAGTTAGCGGAACATAATCTAGTTCTTCTGCCATCTTGTCGTTAGCATAACCGTATTCAAAGAACTTGATTGCAGCCTTTGACGCATCGATATCGCTTGGTGCCTTATACATTACGATATAAGAAGTAGCAACCATTGGCCAAGTAGTTTGGAAAGCCTTTAGGCTTGGAGCAACTGACTTGCCATCGCTACCAATCATATTAGCAACAGTAAGATCATTCTGCTTTGCATAAGCATATTCTACATAACCAATTGAACCATTGGTTTGTTGAACGTTTGCTGCAACGCCAGCGTTACCGTTGGCACCAATAGCACCACCTACCCATTCAACGCTCTGTCCAAAACCAAATGTCTTCTTCCAATCGGCATTTGCTTCTGCAAGGAAACGAGTGAAGTTCCAAGTTGTACCCGAACCATCACTACGACGAATCTTAATGATTGGAAGGTTTGGAAGTTCTAAACCTGGATTAAGTGCTGCAATTTCCTTGTCATTCCAACGACGAATCTTTTCCATATAGATTTTAGCAAGAATATCAGTTGAAAGCGTTAGTTTGCCACTTGCAACTTCTTTTAGATTTACAACTGGAACAATACCACCAACGATCATTGGAAATTGAACCTGACCCTTCTTTTCTAGGTCTTCTGGCTTTACTGGAATATCAGTTGCGCCAAATGTTACCGTCTTGGCTTCAATCTGCTTCATGCCTGCACCACTACCGATTGATTGATAGTTTAAGGTATTGCCTGAACTCTTCTTATAAGCATCTGCCCACTTTGAATAAATCGGATATGGGAAGGTAGCGCCTGCACCTGTAATTTCAGCAGCCATTGCTGCTGTACCAATAATCGTTGCTGCTGCAACTACGAGTAGTCTAGATAGCATGTGGTTTTCTCCTTTTAATGCTAAACATAATTTATCACACTATTGTGACAGTGTTATGACACTTCAAATAAATTTGGATCAAGTCTTTGTTCTGGTGGGTCAATGCGGTTTTCAGCAATATCAATGTATTGCGGATTAAGTTCAATTAGGGTAGCGTTGCGTCCTAACTTATCTGCTACATAGCCTGTTGTTCCACTGCCGCCAAATGGATCAAGTACCATTCCGCCCTTTGGACAACCTGCAAGGATTGCTGGTTCAACCAATTCAGTTGGGAAAGTAGCAAAGTGTGCTTCTTTATATGGCTTGGTATTAACAGTCCATACACTGCGCTTCATACGCTTGTTATCTTCGCCCCACACTCGTTCACCTTCACTGAACCTATCACCGTTTGGATAATCTGCCTGATAACCCTCTGCTGCCTTATTGCGAGCAACAGGGGCTGTAACAGCAGGTTCACGAATTGCCTCATAGTCAAAGTAATAGTTCTTATTCTTGCTTAGCAAGAAGATATATTCATGTGCCTTTGTGCAACGATCTTTTACCGATTCTGGCATAGGATTGGGTTTGTGCCAAATAATGTCCTGACGCAAGTACCAACCATCAGCACGAAGCGCAAAGGCTAACATCCAAGGAATACCAATAAGGTCTTTACTCTTTAATCCTGCCAACTTATTATTACGACTTGGTGAGAAACTTGGTAAATCTTGCTTAGTCTTGGCAACACTCTGCTTTACAAATGCCTCACCGCTGCGATAGTTGTAATATGAGTCACCGATGTTTACCCATAGCGTTCCATCATCTTTTAAGGTTCTGCGAACTTCACGAAACACTTCAACTAATTGTGCAATATATTCCTCTGGTGATTCTTCTAAACCAATTTCTGCTGGTGAAAAATATATTTGTAAATTTTCTGGTATATCAGATTTTTTATATGTTCCATTATCGTTTGGAATAATATTATTTTTTTCTAGTTCCGCACTGACAAAATTTATGTCAACTGTTGATAAATTGTTTTTTATATATACGCCATCTGGCAAATAAGAACGCAATCCATAATAAGGAGGACTTGTAACACACATGTTGACAGTGCCTTCTGGTAGTGTTTGTAACACATCACGGCAATCGCCATTAAGAATTTGAACAGTCATTATTCTTCTTCCTCAAATAAGTTATTATAGATAGTATTGTTTTTCTTTTCGTATTCTTGCTTTGCGTGTTCAATTCTGGCAGTGGCAATTGGAATATATTCATCAGTCATTTCAATACCGATAAAGTTAAATCCTTCTAACAACGCTCCACGACCAGTAGAACCTGACCCCATAAATGGATCAAGCGTAGTTCCGCCTGGTGGTGTTACCATCTTAACCAAATATCGCATAAGATCAGTTGGTTTTACAGTGGGGTGTGTGTTTTTACATATTGATGCACCACGTTGGTAAGCATTATTTGCATCTACCTTACGACCATCATTGGTTTTGCCACCTTCAAAATTTTCTAAACCAGCATTACGATCTTTTGGGCTTGCTTTTGCACCATAAAAGAATTTTGACCATTCTGTCTCTATACTGCCATCATGAATAAAGTTTGCTGGCCAGCGACCAAGTGGGTTATCCACTAATTCTGCCTTTGCTTCGCTATCAGTTGCCCAGATACCACCACGAGGAGTAACCCATTTCTTTCCGCCTTCACCAACTCTGCTTGCGTCAATGTTTAGTGCACCTGTGCCATGTTCTAATACATTCTGAGCAATGGTGCCTTCTAATGGTTTACGAGCAACACAAATTGGCTCATGAGAAGGTTTAAGAGCAGTTCCCCAACCGTTCCATTGCTTTGCTTCTGGCGTTGCTGGTTCTGTTACTTCAATAACATTGCCACTATCTTCATAATAATCGTTTGGGCGATATCCTTGCTCGCTATTAGTTTTCATAATATGAGCCATACCACCACTTTTAGTAGTTTTAGTTTCTAAAACAGTTCGTTCTGCACCAAGCTGTTTGTCAATTGCCTTACTAACATCATGGTTCTTTGGAAATCCTTGACCGTATACCCACATGATTTGATCACGAATTTCAAAACCAGCATCTTCAATGGCAACAGTCATACGATGATAAGTTCTGCTGCCACTAAATGCTAACATGTGTCCTCCTGGTTTAAGAACACGCAAACATTCACTCCACATATCTACGTTATATGCGATGCCACTGGCATCCCAACTTTTACCCATAAATCCAAGTTCGTATGGCGGATCAGTTACAATGCTGTCAATGCTATTGTCAGGTAGAGTTTTGAGTTGTTCACGGCAATCGCCGTGTAGTAGTGTTACATTTGTCATGCTATTAATTTACCATTCCATATAACCAATGTCAAGATAAATAATTCAAGAGGATTAAAAGAGATGCCATCAGCACAGATTATAAATGCAAATAGTTCAACTAGCGGTCAAACAACTGCTATCACGAGCACAAAAGCAAAGGTAACTGCAAATGCAAGCGTTCATTATGCAGTGGGTGTAAATCCAACTGCTTTCATTGGTAACTGTGATGTTATACCTGCTGGTACTACACGCTTTATCAATATGGAAGGTCTAGGAAATAAATTAGCATTTATTACTATATCTGGCGCAGCAGAAGTCAGCGTAGTTAATGTTGGCTATGTTGCTCCAAGCACAATCTCTGGCAACGCAAGTGTTCAGTAAGGAATTATAATGGAAGCCGCAGAATTTATAAGAAAACTCATTGACAAGTTGCAAAGCCCTACTAATCAGGATGGTGAGACTACACCTGACACCGATCCAAATACTCCAGAAGTAACCAAGGCACCTAATCTTGCTATGATGGTTCCAGTTAAATTTGACCAAAGCGACCACAGCGATGATGCAGAACCAATGTTTCCAACACCAGAGCATGGCAGTGAAGTTCATAGCACTGATGGCAATGAACCTCACAATGATGAATTAAAGATAATTAAAATTCGTGCTGGATTGATGAAAGCACCACAAGTAGAAGATTAAACTTCTACCACTGTT